TTTTTTTACTAATGAAGGTTCAATGCTTTTATCGGTTATACCATATACCATAGATTTATCGCTTTTACTTCCAGTAGTATATTTTTGTTCTTGAGTGAGGCCTTTTTTACCATTTTTTATAATTTTTGACCATAATTTCCAAACATCGTCACCATCACCTTCAGCAGCTGCAAATGCCTTTTTTCCTTTGTGTGTTATACCTTCAGTTAATAAACCTTTTAGTATATTTTTGAATTTAATATTTCCCATTAGTATTGCTCCAATTTATCTAATTTAGCCATTAGTTTTTTGAACTCAGCTTTTTTCTTTTTATATTCTTTTTCTTTTTTATCTATTTCTTTACCATATTTAGTAGCCTTAGGACCACCTTCTGGTTCTGCTTCTTGTTCCATATCTTTATGAAGCTGAGCTATATCTTTAGTTATCATCTTCATATCATATTCTAAGTCCATGATAGTATCTTGTAATTTCATTTTAGCATCAAAATGTTTCCAAAGATTTGTAGCTTCGTTAATACCTTCGCCAAAATTCATAGCTCTTAATTGAAATTCAATTATTCCTTCAGCTCGTCTTCTATTCTGCTGTCCAATAAGTTTTGCAAATACAAGTTTATCAAAAATTACCTTTGCTGCTTTTTTAGGATTTACTCCTTCACTCATTACAAGTTCTACATCTTTATCTAACATAGTTAAAAGCTTGTTTGCTTCTTCTTCTGCAGCTTTCTTTTTCTTTGTTAAGTCTAATGCTATTTTTTTATATTTGTCTTTATCTTTACCTTCAGCTGATTTATATTTTTCAAGATTTGCTTTTAATAGTTTTATTAGTTCTGCAACTTTATTAAATGCTTTAGATACTTTACCAGCAGTTACCTTGCCTTCTGTATATAAATCTTTTCCTCTATGTTTTTTACCCGTCTTTGTTAATGACGATGCTAACATAGGATGAAATGTTCCTGGTCTTGTTAAAAATGATACATAAGCAACTTGACCTTTGACTTTGTTTACCAATCCAATTTCTCCCATTGAATTAACAAAATCACCTTTTCTAATTTCATACATTTTCATCTGTTCAGGTTCAGTAAACTTTTCTTTTTCTAACTTAGCTTCATTCTGTAAATTATATTTTACATCTTCAATCCAATCTGCAACCTTAAAATCTCCATAATCTTTTACAAAATCCATTGGCTTTTTTCTTGACATTCTTTCCATAGATTTTAGATAGTCTTTAACATATCTTTGGTCTAATTTTTTACCAGCAAATGTTTTCGTCAAAGCTTTTACTGCATCTTCTAATGTAGCTTTTGCAGTTCTTTCATTTAATTCACCTTCGCCAATTTTAACGCATTTGTCTTTACCATCTTCAGTACCTGCATATCTATATCCTTTCCAACATGCTTTACCGTCAGCGCCTTTCTTTTTAACTTCTACTATAAAATCATTGAATCCGCCAATATGGCTTGCAAGAGCTTTACTATGCATTAGTCTTCCTGTTTTTGGATTTTTCCAAGAGTCACTTCCTATTTTTATAAAAGGACCATAACCTCCACCAGTAGCTTTAGCACCTTTTTTAGCAGTTTGTAAATCTTTTACTGACGATTCGTTTAATTTGCCTTCTTTCAAACCAAGTGGCTTAGAAACATAGTCATATCTTTCTATACCTTGCATTATAGTACCTGCAAGTGCGTAAAGATAACTTCCGCTTACACCAACTTTATAAAGCTTATTCCAAGCATCCATAAATTTATCTTCGCCATACTTAGCTATTGTGCTACGTAAATCTTTTACGCTTGTTGGGTCAATTTTATATGCTTTATTTAATGGTACAACAATCTTTTTGAATATAAGGTCTTGAGCTTTACGAGAATCCATACCTTTAGCTTTTTGTAATACTGATTTGTATTTCTTTAGACCACCATTTTTAAGTAGCATCTGTACTAATCGATAATTTATCCAATCCTTTGCTGGCATTCTAACATTTTCATCAAGCTTTCCTTCAGATGCGTTAATATCATCGGCAGCCTTTTTAGCTTTTTTGTAAGCCTTGCTTCCTTTTCTTGCAGGTTTTTCTCCTCTAGCTCTTTTAGCTCTAATATTATGCCAAAGTCCTTTTCCTTTTTCATCTAACTGACCTTCTGTAATATAAGATTCGTATTCTTCTTCTATAATTTTAGAAAGCTCAGACATAGTCACAGACTTTTTTGATTTAAGCTTATCTTTAAGTAATTCTCTTTCTGTTTCTGAAAGCTTACTTAATTCGCTTTCAACCATTTTCGTCAATATTGACATATTAGCTCTCCTTAAATTTCGAACATTATTCTATATGAATATAAATATCAGTTTACTGAATTAAAATATCGTGGATACTGACCCAAAATTCTCTTCCAGTATCATCTTGAATCAATATATTTTGACTGCCGTGGCTGCAAGAACATTCTTGCTTTATTATAGTGACTGTTGAATTTTTATATAACATACCATTTGACGATGGTATATCTTTAGTAGCGATTGCTTTTTTACCTTCCATAACCTATTTATCAAATTTATTAAATTTATAATTCTTACCTAACAATACATTAGCAGATTCTATTGCTTTTATATGAGACTCAAATGGTCCTGATACTTTATTTTTACCGTGATAGACAAATACTTCAACTTTTCCTGGAATTGTTTGTTTTTCTCCATTATTTAGTCTTCTGGTTCTTGGCATTTCAATTTTTTGTCTCACATCGAAATAACCAATTTTACATAAATAGTTTCCGTATTTTTCCTTTTTACCCATAGTATATATAAATATATATTTTATTTTTTCTTTGTACGTTTAGCCAATTTTCTTTCTAATCTTTCCAGTTCGGATTTCATTCCTTCAACAACCCAACCATCATGTCGACCTGCTGCAGCAATTTGCTGTTTAACGTACTCGATTCTTTCTAATAACTTTTCCATTTCTTTAATTTATTCTGACCTTAAGTCCTTTTATTTCTGTTAAAAATTCTTCAACTGTTAGTTGATTTCCTTTATCTGTTTTTATTCTTACATCTGGTAGTAGTTCAGGATTGCTATCAACCATTTTCATTAAAATTTTTAACCCTGCTCCAGCCCAAAATACTCCAAAGCCTGTATTTTCACCTAAAAGATTAGAATCAAAATATACTTCTTTCTCTGTATCACCTGGCATCATAATAAAATACGTCATTTTTTATTTCCTATAAACCTCCAACCATTGTGGCCTTCTTTCTTTGCCAATTCTTCATCACCTCTATATATCTGACCTGTTTCTTCATCTATAAGTGTCCATTTTTTAGGTTTTTTCGTATATACCTTCATAGTTACAGGTTTGTCTAATTTATCGAATTTTTTCATTTTTTATATAACTCTAACCAATGCTCTGTCATCTCTTCCATCATCTCCTTGAATGTATATTTAGGCTTCCAACCTAACTCTGTTCTTATTTTTGTAGAATCGCCTTTTAGATACGGTAGCTCCTCAGGTCTTAAAAATTTAGGATTTTGTATTACATAATCTTTATAATCTAAATCTAAATAATTAAATACCAATTCACACATCTCTCTAACTGAATGTGTTTCCATAGTAGAAACAACCCAATCACCTGGCTCATCATGCTGCATCATTAAGTGCATTGCTCTAACATAATCATAAGAATGTCCCCAGTCTCTATAAGAATCCATATTACCAAGTTCTAACTTATCTTGTAGTCCTAACTTTATTCTTACAGCAGCTTTTACAACTTTGTTTGTTACAAAATTACTACCTCGTCTTGGTGACTCATGATTAAATAATATTCCATTTGTTGCATGCAATCCATAAGCGCGTCTATAATTTCTAACTATATTATATCCAAATACCTTTGAACAGCCATAAGGAGAGACAGGATTCATAATTGTAGTTTCTCTTTGAAAATTGTCTTCTTCTACAGAAAGACCAAACATTTCAGATGAACTAGCTTGATAGAATTTTGCATTTGGGCAAGCCCTTCTATATGCCTCTAACATATTCAAGACACCTACAGCATTTGTCTGAACTGTAAATTGAGGAATATCAAAGCTAATTCTCACATGTGATTGTGCTGCAATATTATATATTTCATCTGGCTGTATTTTATCTAAAAGTCTTTCTACACTTCCCTGGTCTAATAAATCTCCATAGTATGTGTGTATCTTGTCATCTAAATGGTCTATTCTATTGTGTTGGTTTTCTGGTGTAGAATTTCTTCTAACAATACCGTGAACTTCATATCCTAACTCTACTAAATATTCTGCAAGATAACTTCCATCCTGACCTGATATTCCTGTTATAAATGCTTTTTTCATAATTACCTCGTTTGTAAGTAAGGGTCTACCTCTTCTTTTTTGTTAAATATTTCCATCTTTGAAACATCTGGCCAGTCATCAATTTTCCACTGTACAGGTTTTGTTTCTATTGCTTTTTGTAGTTTTGACAAACCTAATTCTGCTGTTTCTGGTGTCATGTAATAATGATATCCCATTGTGCTTATATTTTGGTCTCTCCAAGGGATATCTGGATGCCTTCCATCATATGTCATTTTCTTTAATTCTAATGCGTCTTTCTTATTATCACATAATATGACACCACCTCTTCCTAAACTTAGGTGTTTTCTAAACTGAAAGCTAACACACATAAAAGTTTTTGGAATATAACTATCTTTTTTCCATAGTACTGCTGCATCATATATTGGTATAAAATGTTCGTTAACACAATAATAGTCTTTCCATTTTTCATCTGTCCATTGTAATCCTATATTTAATTTTTTTGATAAAAAAGGAACTGAAATATATGTTTGTCTAGGAACATTGATATATGAAAGATTTTGATATCTTAAACATAGCTCTATTCCGTGAGTACAGCAATCGACAGCAACAGCATAAGGTGCTCCAAAAAACTCTGCTATCTTATTTTCGAACTCTGCTATCTTATTAAAACTCATATTATTTATCCTCACATATAAGTAAACGACATCCAGGATGACCTCCTCCTGTAACACCATCTGGATTTCCAGGGTCTTTAAGATTTACTACATCTGAATAATGAGATTCTAAATCTTCAACTGTCAAATTTTCACGCTTTCCATTTACGTTTTTATGTACAGTATTAAATTGAAAAAAGCCAAATTTAGATTTTTTAATAAATGTTTCTAAATATCTTTCTCCCCAGTCAACACTAAATTCAGATAAAGCATAATTACTAATAACGAAATCGACATTTTCTACTTTATCCTTATATTCATCATAATCTTTTCCAGATAAAAAATTTAATTTTATAACATTATCTAAGCCTAATGATTTAAGATATTTTTCTTGTAATAAATTTGCATGATATAAATCTACCAATGAATATGAATTTACCTTTATGCCCATTATTCTTGAAACAATACAAAACATATATGCCTGGCCACCATAACCTGCTCCAAGCTCAACAACATCAAGTCCTTTAGTATTTACACCTCTTTTCAACAATTCTTTACACATTCTTATTGACAAATAAAGATAGCCTATTGTTGTAGGAGAAAATTTACAATACTCACCGCAATATTCAGAAAGCTCATTATATCTATGTTTTATAGTACCTCCAAAAAAATCATTTGCTTGAACTTGTTTCCAAATTATTTTCTCTAATACTTCTGGAAATTCTTCTTTAGCCAATTTAATATAATTGTAACCTAAATCTACTGATGTATGTTCTAGTTCATATGTATATCTAGGATTTTGTTTGAAAAAATTAAATTCAGCTTCTTCTGTCGCTGCTTTATAACATGCATCTGAATATATTTCATATGACCTGTCCTCAGATGTTAATCTTTCAGTATCGATTGTATTTTGTATTTTAGCTTCATATGCCATTATATAAACTCCTTATCTAATTTCTGTCCTTCATAAGGACCAGTTTTGTATTCATATACTAATGTATTATCTTCTAATATTTCATATGTATGACCACCATATAAAGTAAAACTAGCATCCCCTGCTTTTAATATAGGCTCTGCAATTATTTTATCGTCGATGTCATAGAATATGCATTTTACGCTTCCTTTGATTACCACCCATGACTCTTGAGCAATCTGTTCTGGATAGTGTCTATCTTTTGTGATATGTTTGTGTGGAGGGAACGTCTTTCCTTTTTCCATTCTTAATGTAGCACATTGCAGAAAATTATCCTCAGGTATCATTTCTTTTCTACCTTGAAAATCATGAATTCTGTTTATGATATGCAACAACCTACCGTCAACCTTTGAATATATTTTCATTTCTTTATCCTCTCAATAATTTCTGATGTTGATATTCCTTTTGTATACTTTGTATATTTCATAATCCCCATTTCTATTGGTATCTTGTAATTTTCTGAAAAAAGATTATCGTCACCATGTATTATAATATCTATTTTATTTTCTTTTATATAATCTTGTGTAATTATCAAAGGTGCATCTATAATTACCTCATCGACTAATTTACAGTTTTTTACAATTTCGTATCTATCATTCTCTGATATTATAGGTCTTCTTTTATATGACTCTACTGTTTTATCAGAGTGTACACCTACAATTAAATAGTCACCATATTCTCTAGCCTGCTTAAACATATTTATATGTCCAACATGAAATAGGTCCCCTACA